GGTACTTTGGCTAAGAAGTATGGTCAAAGAATTACATCACATCCTGGCCCATTCAATGTTCTCGTATCTCCCAATCAAAGAGTTGTAGACAATACTATCAAAGACTTATCTATTCACGGAGAACACTTTGACCTTATGGGGTTAGAGAGAAGTTATCAGAATCCAATAAACATCCATTGTAATGGTGTGTATGGTGACAAACAATCTGCTATGGATAGGTTTTGTAAAAACTTTGAGATGTTACCTGAGTCAGTACAATCAAGATTGGTTGTGGAGAACGATGACAAAGCAAGTATGTATTCGGTCAAAGACCTTATGTATCTACACGAACGTATTGGTATTCCAATTACATTTGATTATCACCACCACAAGTTCAACACAGGTGGTTTGACCGAACAAGAAGCACTTGAGTTGGCTATGTCAACTTGGGGTGACTACAAACCATTGGTACATTACTCTGAGTCTCGTACCTTGGAGGAAGAGGGTGTGAAACCACAAGCACACTCTGATTACATATACTCTGAGATTAACACATATGGTCATTCTCTTGACATTGAGGTAGAAGCTAAGATGAAAGAGTTGACTGTATTAGATTATCTTTCCAATTTTGGTTAACACCCAAAAGGGCATAGTATGGGGAAAGCTTGATTTTATTTATTTATTATTAAGTTTTTTGATATTTATCTGTATCAAAAGTTATTAGCTTGAGCTGCTTAGCGAAACGATAGTTTGATAATAAGTACAGATTTAAAAGTTAATAAAACTATATTTTGGAAAGAAAAATGAAAAAATTTTTTAATAGGAAGAACGGATTTATATTCTTGATGATGGTGAGTACATTTGCACTCGCTGGTTCTGCTGCATATTATTCAGTCTTTGGTTTAAGTTCTCTTTTTGCTGGAGCTAGATTTGAGGTGATTATTATGGCTGGGGCTTTAGAGATGTCAAAGTTAATAGTAGCATCATACCTACATAATAACTGGAAAAAAATAGGTTGGATGAAGTGGTATCTGACTCTTGCAGTAGGTGTACTTATGATAATCACATCAGCAGGTATATATGGATTCTTAACCTCAGCATATCAAAAGACAGCTGACCAGTTAGGAATTATGGACAAACAAATAAATGTAATTGAGTTAAAGAAAGATAGGTTTTCGGAATCATTAGATGGGTATAAGATTGAAAGAGAGCAATTAAACTCATCTATATCAGAGTTAACGAGAGGGCTGTCTAATAATACCATTCAATACAAAGATAAAGAAACGGGTGAGATTATCACCACAACATCTTCATCAACTCGTAGAGTATTGAATGCTCAGTTAGATGATATGAAAGAGCAACGAAATTTAGTTTCTATAAAAATGGAAGCTGTAACGGACTCTATAACTAAATTAGATTTACAAATTTTGGATTTAGAATCCAACAATGAAGTAGCAGCCGAGGTAGGCCCGTTACGTTATATGTCTGAAATAACAGGCAGACCAATGAGTGTAATTGTGAATTGGTTTACATTATTAATCGTATTTGTATTTGACCCATTAGCAATTGCTATGGTCATTGCATTAAATAAATTAAGTAAAAAGGAAAATGATGGAATTGAAAATAGTATTGGGAATATTGATATCATCAATACTGGTGAAGCTTTACATACATCCAATGATGATTCGGATGGGGAGCAGATATCAATACCTAAAGATGAAGTGGGAGAAGAAGGAGTACAAACTCCAAAAGAAAAAGTGGAAGAAGTATCAGAAGTCTCTAAAGAAGTCAAAAAAGAAATCCCTAAAAAAATAACAAGAGACTCTTCAAATCAAACAGTTAGATTTATCCCTACTGATGAAGATGCTAAAAAGTTATATGGTGAGTTGCCTGTTAAGAAAAAGCCAAAACATACTTATGTCTCCACTCAACGAAGTAGTAGAAGATAAGTTTGGATTATTCAAATATTTTTTGTATATTGTATACAAATAAAATAAAAAATATCGTTTATAATGGATGAATTATACGGAAGCACAACATCGGGTGGTAATATGGAAGTAAACTACGAACCAGCAGATGACAATGATACACAACGTAGATATTATAGAGAGTTTGACTATGGTATTGATACAACTGATAATGTAATCTTAATTCAAGATGAGATTCAAGCTGGACTTACATTTGATATAGTATCTAAAGTTAGACTACTCAAAAAAATTAATGGTGAATTAGATACTATTAATGTTCTACTCAATTCACCAGGTGGTGATGTTATTGAGACCCTTGCGTTGATTGATTATATTAAATCACAAAAAGACCAAGGTATTAAGTTTAATACGCTAAGTTTAGTGAAGAATTAGAGAACGATTGTAATCAACTTATGGCTGACAACACAAATAAAGACAAAGAGTATTGGGAAGGTATATCATCTTCCGATTACTTTATGTCAGCCGAAAAGGCTTTAGATTTAGGTATCATTGATAAAATTATTTAAGTTATGTTAGATTTTTTCACCGCAGAAGAACTCGTTGAAAACTACGAGAAGTTTCGCAAGTTAATTAACCAAACCTTTTCTGGTGAAAGGTTGGAAGCTCTTAACAAAATGTACGACCATTTTGAGGAGAGAATGATTTACACACCAGCATCTTCAGTTGAACATTACCATAACGCTTTTCCTGGTGGATACGTTGACCACGTTCTTCGTGTAACTCGTAACGCTTTAAAAGTGTATGACCTATGGCAAGACCTTGGTATGATTATGGAAGAGTTTGACAAAGAGACTCTTATCTTCACAGCACTCCACCACGACTTAGGAAAGTTGGGAACGCCTGATGCTGATTATTACATCAAGAATGATTCTGAGTGGCACGTTAAAAATCAAGGTAAGATTTATAAAACAAATCCAAACATTCATTGGATGAATCTTAATGACCGAACAATGTATAATCTCCAACACTTTGGTGTGAAATATACTGAAGAGGAAATGATTGGTATGAGATTGACTGATGGTCTTTACGATGATAACAATAAAGAGTACTACATCAAATATAATAATGATGATAGACTTGCTACTTCAATTCCATTTATAATGCATACCGCTGACCAAATGGCAGCTATCTATGAAAACAAAAGATGGGAGAAGGAAATGAACCCTTTAAAATCCACTCGTACAAAAACAAGTGGTAGACCAAAGAAGGGTAACCTAAGTGAAACCTTTGCTAATAGTACTACTGACACTAAAAGTGTATTTGACGCATTTAAAGATATTGTAGAGTAATGATTATAACAATTATATTATTATCAATAGTATCACTTACACTTGGATTCACAACTTGGAATCTACTTCGTAAGAATGAGGCTACTGAGGATGTCATTGAAGAACAAGAACAAGTTATGTCTTTTATGGCAACAAAGATTGATGAGTCACTTTCAAAAATGAAAGAGTTGGATAAGATAGGCTCATTTGAATCAGATGATGAGACAGGTTTTATTTTTAAAAACCTATATGAAATAATTTCAGAATTAGAAAACTATTATGCCGAGGAAGAGAAAAAATAAAAGGTATTTTACGAAGATTACTGAGATTGCTATAAACGCATATAATCAATGTGATGACCAACGATTAAAAAACAAAATTTATAATCGTTTTATTCATTATCCATTTGATAAACTTGCTGAAAATGTAATACACACCTATAAAACATATTACTTTGATGTACCATACGCTGATGTTAAAGCAAACGTGGTGGCATTTTTAAATCAAAAGATTCACAAGTTTAATGGGGCCAATGGTAGGGCATTTTCATATTTTACGGTAGTAGCAAGAAATTATTTGTTTAATGAAAACAATCAGAACTATCAAAGGATGAAACAAAAGGCCGAGGTTTCTAAGATTGATTCACAACGAAATATTACAAACGAAGTCTACGACAAAGCTATAAAGGATACAGTATCAGATTTTTTTGACTTTTATGTAAGGTATGTTGATGCTAATTTATATAATCTATTCTCAAAGGATAGAGACCAGAAAATAGCAGACGCTATTAATGAATTGTTTAGAACTCGTAATGACTTATATTCATACAACAAAAAAGCTCTTTACATACTTATTAGAGAGAGAACTGGTGTTCAAACTCAATATATCACAAAAGTGATAGGTAAGTTGAAGCTTATCTACAAGGAATTGTACATTGATTACACCGGCGATGGCTTTTTAAAATTAAATCATAGAATAGAGGAATTCAATGACTAAAGATGATGAAGTATTTAAAGGAAAATCCTTTTCGGATTTGATGTCTGATATCTACTCTAATCAAAAAAAGAAAGATAGACAGATAAAACTACTCATTGCTCAACTTGAACCAATGGTTAAGAATCTTAATGATGCAGCAGTGGTAGTCCCTTTGATAAAAGAATATCTTGAAATTTCCGTAAAAAATGATGACGCTTTAATTAAACTTGCCGCTATTGTTCAAAGAATGATGAAAGATAATAACACGGCTGAAGGTGGTGGGTTTGTTTTATCTGAAGAAGAAAAGCGTCAATTAATGGATGCTATTGATGAGGTTGAAAAGGATATACCTAAAGAAGATGAGGATGAAGAATGATAGGTGTAGTAAAAGAAGTAAAGCTTGTTGATAACGAATCCGATAGGTTATATGGTATACTTGTAAACATAAAACAATCAACAAAGAGTTCAAATGAAATAACAGCATATCCGTTAGATTCTAATATAAAAAGAATTCCAGTTGTGGGTGAAATGGTTTACATTGTCCAACAACAATCATCAGACGCATCTGCTATACATCGTACACAAACATATTACTATGTCTCAAGTGTATCTATTCAAAAAAATATAAACCACAACGCTCTCCCAAAAGCAAATGCTCAATTTAAGGTTTCTGGTGGTGGAGGTGACTCAGCCGGATATCAACAGGCCGCTGCAGGAAATGCTGAGTCAAACTCAACAAAACCATTTGACTTCGGATATGGATTTGAAGAAGTATCTGAACTATCATCACTACAACCATTTAGTGGTGATGTATTAATAGAGGGTAGGTTTGGCCAATCAATGAGAATGGGATATACCCCATCAAATTCAGAAGGTACACAAAACCCTACTTGGGAAGGAGCACCTACATCGCCAATTACTATACTAAGAAATACAGTTAATGAAAGTGGGTGGAATACCTTTGTCATTGAAGATGTAAATGAAGATGACTCTTCAATATATCTAACATCGGGTCAAAAAGTAAAATTATCTACACCATCTCTTGGTAGCGGTTTAACTCCTCCTGGAAATTATCAAGGAGCTCAAGTCATTGTAAACTCTGAACAAGTTTCAATAAACTCAAAAAAGGATTCGGTAATATTAACATCAGCTAAAGACATCGGATTATCCACATCAGATTATAAGGTAGCTTTAAACTCGTACCTTGATGATTTATTAGATATTCTTGAAACAATAGCTAATGGTAAATATCCTACGCCAGTTGGCCCCACGGGCCCACTTGCGCCAGCTGTATCAAAGGTTAAAGCATTAAAACAAAAAATATCACAATAGGAATCAAATGCCTTTAGTAAAATCTATTTTAAAAAGTGAGATACTTCGTTACTTTGATGCAGTAGATGGTGGTACTGAATACGATTCAGCCGCGGAAACATTGGGTGAGGCTATAATTACATATACTAATCCAATCATTTATACTGTAAATGGGAAACCTGCAATGGATTCATCCTTTAAGGCAATTTTAAGAACAAGTAGAATACCATCAGCTGAAAATGGTAAGTTGATGGTTAACTTTGCAGATTGGTTAGCATCTTACACCGCACAATTCCCAGTCGGTATGATAGCGGCAGGTGCTACCGCAGCAACTCCACCCGCCGGATTAGGTGCTTTAAAAATAGCATTGTTGGGTATATGGGGTACACCGATAACACCAATACCTAACTCAAGACAAGAATTTGCTACTAAATTTTCAAATGCAGTGGACATTTATATGAGAACTGGAACCTATACAATAGGTACTGTGGTGTCTCCGTGGAGTTAATTATTAAATAATTAGATAATTATACTAAATGAATATTTATTATTATGGATACAAAAAAACTAATTAAAGCGATTCAACTCATCATTAAGGAAGAGGTTAAGAAAGAAGTAGCTAAACGTGAAAAGGCTATTCGTGAATCCATCCTTAAAGAAGTTAAACAATCACAGCCGAAAGCTGTTGAGAAAGACCCGCTTGATGTAGACCACATTTTTGAACAAAGACAAGAAACAAAGTCATTCACCAAAAATAGTATGTTAAACACTATGTTAAATGAAACGGCTCAAAGTGGTGAGTGGAGAAATATGGGTGATGGGCCACAAGTATTTAATTCATCTCACGCTCAAGGGTTTGGTAGTATGATGGGAAATCAACCATCGGTATTACAAACATCCGATGGGGGGCAAGTATCTACAAAAGAATTACAAAAGACCGAAGCTGGTCAGGCCGTAGTTAACGCTTTGACACGAGATTATTCTGGTTTAATGAAAGCGATAAACACTAAAAAGGGTAGATAATGGCTAGGGAACGTGTAAGTAAAAAAATTAATCCGTTAGACCTACAAAAAAATGTAGCGATTGGGATACCCCTACCATTGGGTGGTACTCCTATCTTTCGTAGTACTTACACAACCGAAGACCAAGCTTTGTCAAACTTAAAAAATTTATTACTAACACGAAAAGGTGAACGACCATTCCAACCTTTATTTGGAACAGAAATACCATCGCTGTTATTTGAAAATATAAACCGAGATACATTAACAAACCTTGAAGAAAGTGTTAGAGCGGATATAGAATTTTGGCTACCATATATCAATATTTCTGAAATAAGAACTACTGACCTATCCAATGAAAATCGTATAAACATATCATTTACCTTTTCAATTGGAGAAAGTGGAGCAAATCAGATAATTATATTAGATATTGACTCACAAGGTGGGTTGTCAATAGCATAAGGTACTTGATATGGCAGATAAAATAAAAAAAGATGTAAATTTAATTGGAAGGGATTTTGGAGAAATCAGAGAAAACCTCGTAGATTTTACCAAAGTTTATTTCCCACAAACCTACAATGACTTCAACGAGTCATCGCCTGGTATGATGATTCTTGAATTAGCATCATATGTAGGTGATGTATTATCATACTATACTGATGTACAATTACGAGAGTCGTTGCTTGAACAAGCACAAGAGAAGAAAAACATATTTACAATCGCACAATCATTGGGATATAAACCCAAGCTAAATGTACCAGCTACTACAATATTAAGTATGTACCAACTTGTACCGGCTATCGGTAGTGGTGATAATGTTAGACCTGATTTTTCATATGCGTTGACAATTAAAGAAGGTGTTAAGGTTACTGCTCAATCAAATAGTGATATTGAATTCTCAACTACACAAAAAGTTAGATTTAACTATTCATCTTCGTTTGACCCTACTGAGGTTTCTGTATATGAAATAGATGATAACACAAATGAACCTATTAAATATCTTTTAAAGAAATATGTAAAGGCAGTTAGTGGTAAAGAAAAAACAGCTGAGTTTGAATTTGGTAGTCCTAAAATCTATGACAAAATTAGACTATCAGATGATGATGGGTTGATAGATGTAATTTCAATTTCAGATGATGATGGTGACTCTTGGGCAAAGGTTGATTATTTAGGTCAAGACACTGTATTTGAAGAAACCCCAAATACCGAAGACTACTCATTAGAGTATTCAGCGTATAATAGTGAAACTCCAGCATTGTTAAAATTAAAAAAAGTACCAAAGAGATACGTTACAAGAATAACTGATGATGGTGAAATTGTAATTCAGTTTGGTGCAGGTATATCCGCTAACTCCGATGAGGAGCTAGTTCCAAATCCAGATAATGTTGGGTCTGCTCTATATAATTCCACGGGCGATATTAATCAAGGAATTGACCCATCAAACTTTATGTACACTAAAACATATGGGGTAGCGCCGGCTAATACTACATTAACAGTTAAATATAGAGTTGGTAATGGTGTTATAGACAACGTAATATCACAGGACTTAACAGAAATATCTGAAGTTGTTGTGGAAACAACTAAACTCGGATTAAATGGGTCATTGTATGATGATGCTGTTTCTTCAATAGCTGTAACCAATGAAGCTTCTGCTGCTGGTGGTAAATTTGAAGAAACAATTGAAGAAGTTCGTGAGAATGCTAAAGCATACTTTGCGGCTCAAAACAGGTCAGTAACACGAGAAGATTATCTTGTTAGAACATACGCACTACCACCTCAATTTGGGTCTGTCGCAAAAGCATTTGTAGCTCCAGATTTTCAAATTAATACACTTTTAGATGATGGTAATGACCCAATACCAAACCCATTGGCTGTAAACTTATATGTTCTTGGGTATGATTCTGATAAGAAGTTAAAACAACTAAATATTGCAACTAAACAAAACTTAGCAAATTACTTATCATTTTATAGAGTCTTAACAGACGCTATTAATATTAAAAGTGGTTATATTGTAAATGTAGGAATTGATTTTGAAATCATAGTTAAACCTAACTACAATTCAAACGAAGTTTTGTTAAAATGTATTGAGAGAGTAAAGAATTATTTCAAAATAGATAAACGACAAATAAATCAACCTATATTGTTATCAGACATATACGTTATGTTAGATGAAGTGGATGGGGTTCAGTCGGTAGTAAGACCTGATAAAGATGATAATGGTGGATTACAAATAACAAATAAGTATGGTGGTACATACTCACCACATCGTTATGATATCAAAGGCGCTACAAAGAATGGAGTGGTGTATCCACCAAAAGACCCATCAATATTTGAAGTAAAATATCCTGATACGGATATTAGAGGTAGGGTAGTTCCGTTATTTTAAAGGTAGATTATGATTTATAGAGTATATCCAAGTAAAGATACAACATTATACGAAGACTCTTCTCGTAAGTTACAAAATACGGGTAAAGATGAAATTTTGGAAATCGGTAAATTCTATGATACCGATAACACTACTCTATTGGGTAATAGTAGAGCGTTGATTGAATTTGATATAACCGACATCTCAGCATCAATCGTATCAGGTGATATCACAACACCACAATATAGACTAAGATTAGAAAATATTGAGAGTCGTGAAATAGAGTCAAACTATGATTTATATGTATACCCAATAAAAGAATCTTGGACTGAGGGTGTTGGTTCTGAAGCTGATACACCACACAACACAAGTCATGCTACTTGGGTAAGTAGAAGTTTATCAAGTGATTGGGACTTAACAAACGCAACTGTTGATAGAGTATTGAACGCGGATGAGATACCAGCCTTAGAAGCATATTACAACTTCGCTGCCAATGCTGGAGCTTTTGAATTGGTTGAACCTATCAAAGGTGAGAAGGGTGACTCACCATCTCTTGTTGTAAGTGGTGGATTGTTGATACTATCAGCCTCTAACTTTGGTGGAGGTACTGCTAATGTTTCAGCATCGTTATCTGAAGATGAGGTTTACACAATCTCATTTGAATCTGATTTAGGTACATTAAGTGGTATTGATTTTAGAATATACAAGCCAGATGGGTCGTATTATGATGATTCTGAAGTTTACAATTATGTAAATTCAATAACTGGTAATCAGTCATACGAGATTTCATTTACAGGTTCTGCCGCAGTAGGTGGTAATACAACACATAAAGTACAATTTACATACTTTGACCAAAACGGAGCTAATGGGTCAGCTGGTACATTAGATAACTTTTTAATATATTCTGTTGTAGACCCAAGTGTAGTTTCATTTGACCAATTTAATATAAATGGTAATATTCCATCAACATATGTTTTAAACAATGGTGTAGAAAATACATCAGGTGTAACGGGGTCAGCCGTAGTTGAAAACTTTAAACTATTTATGACAGCTTCTGATTTTGGAGGTGCTACTTTAAATAGAATAGTACCTATACAAGAAGATGCTACATATACGGCTAGTTTTGATTTAGACCCAGGCACATTTCCAAACGAAAATGGTAGTGGTGAATCATTAGGTATCATATTTGATATCCAAGAACCAGATGGTAGAATATTAGATTCATCTGAATATTTACAAGATTCCTACATATCAAGTGTAACCTCATCACAAAGTATTACGATTTACTTTACCGCAAATCAAACTGGAGACCATAACTTTAGATTCACATTCTTTGGTAGTGGTAGTGGTGACTTTAGTGGGTCTCTTGATGCATTCAAAGTTATATCATTCAACGAATCATCGGAGGCTAGATTTACGGATATAAAGTATGATGCACATTGGGCTGTAAATCAAGGTGGTGGTACTTGGTTTACCTCATCATTCGCAAGTGGGTCACACTATTACCAATCATTCAATAAATACACAAATAATCTTGATGTAGAAGTTACTGATTATGTAAATGACTTTTTGGTAGGTGATAGAACTAATAATGGGTTTATTATCAAGAAGTCTAAAACTGATGAACAATCAACTACTAAGTTTGGTTCAATCAAGTTCTTCTCTTCAGATACCAATACAATCTACCCGCCAGTTCTTGAAGTACGTTGGGATGATACCTCATTCATTACAGGTTCATTAGACGCATTGGATTCTGATGATATGATTCTATATGTTAAGAATCTTGGAACTGAATATAAAGAATCATCTAAAGGTAAAATTAGAGTTTATGGTAGAGAGAGGTTTCCAGAAAGAACATTCTCAACTACATCAAATTATAAGTTAGTAAAATACTTACCAACTACCTCATATTACTCGGTAGTTGATGCTGATACCGAACAAGTAATTATTCCGTTTGATACTAATTATACTAAATTAAGTTGTGATTCAAGTGGTAACTACTTTAACTTCTGGTTCAATGGATTACAACCAGAGAGGTTTTATAAATTTGTGTTTAGAGTTGACCAAAATGGTACAACTAAATATTTTGATGACAACTTCTATTTTAAGGTGGTTAGGTAATGGCAGATAGAGAAATAAAAAGAAATGTACGAGGTCAAATAGTATCATATACTATACCAGCGCCAAACGACTCTACTGTTGGCACACCAACATATGGAAAAGTATATATGGACAATGGTGAAGATGGTAAAACTTTTGTTGAAAGATTCTCAAAATCATCAGTACAATCCAATTTAGATGTATCAATTTCCGAGTTATCTTTTGAATTTCCATCAATAAACTCAAATGTAAATGTCAGAGGAGTGGTAAATTATGGTTCAGCAATTGCATTTGCCGGTGGATTTAATTCAGCAACAAATGCATCTGGCGTAGCAGCGGTAGGTAATCCCGGTGGGGGTGGTAACCCAAGTGCTGGTAGTGGGTATGGAAACGCTGGAATAGTTGATTATACAGGTGGTGGTTATTCATACGACTACTTCGGAGACTCGTAAAATAGGAGTTTAAATGTTTTATTTTAAAATTGGTGACATTGAAACAACTACTCCTTGGGAATCTCCAAGGAAAGATAGATTTATAGGATGGTGGAATTCATTTAAAAACGAAGTTGACTTATCTGATTATAAAGTTTATTTAGTAGGGTCATTTGCTGAAAATATGTATGGGGCTAGTATACCGACTATGGATGTTGATATTGTTTTAAGAAACGAAGTTAAATGTCATAGGTCATTAAAAAACATATTAGACACCGCGATGGTATTGGGATTTCAAAATAAAATATTTATAGACATAAAATGGATATGTGAAAACGTGTGGACAGAACACTTAGGTCTTAGAAATAAATGCCCTCGTGTTAGTAAGTCAAATACATTTCATAGAATCAAAAATTATAAAAGAAGTAAAAAACAATATAGTGGTATTTTAACTGAACAATTAATACATTCACCAAGTACTAAAATAAAAGAACTACCATATGGATTATATGAAGTTGAGGGATATGATTATCATACGGCTTCAAAGGTTAGAAAAAGAATTAGAGAAAATATTTATAATGGTAGTTATATGGATTTAAAGAATGCCCTTAGATAGATTTACAAATACGGATGAAGTTTTTTCAAAAACACCCACATTTGGTGATACATTTTCACCAGATGATTTGGCTTTAATAGGTGGTGATGTTAGTATCATACCCCTAAGAAGTAAGGATGTTAATGGAATATCTCCCATAACAACTGTTGAGGTTGAGAAACATTACTATTCTCAAAATACATTGTTAGGGTCATCTTATGCAACTCCATTAAACGTAAGTGGTAATGATTCTCTCGGATACACAATATATGTTAAACCTGAGGAGGATATTAGAGCCGCTGGATATTTTAGTGGAACATATGATGTAGTCTATAACTTCTTCCATAATGTATCAGGTGTTAAAGTATCAGAAATTTCTGCCAATAGAAAAGAGGTAAAGTTAACATCTACTACACCAAACGGATTAGGTTCATTTAAAAACCTATTTCAAGGTACAACACGGAGTACTGAAAATTCATTTGTAGATAGTAACAAGTTTTTACCAGCACATTTAAATTTCGGTAACAATAGTACAACTCCAATTTTGAATGCTGAATTCTTTGGAGTATTGGGTGGAACGTATCAAGCAACTCTTGATTATCCAGGAGAAGGTGGTGGGTTGGTATGGTATCCTGTATCTGATAGAGTTTTAGAGCAAGACTTTGGGCCTGATAATGAAAGTGAATGGCAGACTTTTGTAGAAGTAGACCTAAATGATTCGGTAACAATTGGCGCTTTTACAAATGTTAAGGTAACGGGTAGATTTGATAAATTTAAATTAGTAAGAAATCCTGACTCAACTTTATTTTGGGTAAGAAAAGGAGACCCCCAACCACTGAGTCCAGAAGAAGTACCAGCAGATGTTCCCGAATCATTAAGAACAGCAGCTGACCCAAACGCTAGCATTTACACGGGTGTGGCTAATAAACCATCATCTATTCAATATAGAGCGTTTGATAGGTCGTTACAAAGTGTAGACCAGGTAATAGTAAAGTTATACACACCACTACCTGATTCAGTACGGATAAATGATACTTTAAAAATATCATTGGAATTATTAAATTCTTATATTGAAAGAATTATAGTATATCCTGAAATTGAATCAACATTACAAACCCCATTCTTCTCAGACCCAAATTACAAAGTTGAGGTTGAAACAAATAAAGGAAGTAGTGGTGAGTTTGAAAGCTGGACTACCTTATTAGATGCAAACTACCCAACAAATCAAAAAATAATTGATAAACTATTTAGTGGGTCGTTGGGTAATACAAAATTAAACATAGACTACTCCGACTTTAAAAACTTTGTAAACTTCTCTTCCGCTACTGAACGAGTTGAGAATTTTGTGTATAAAATTCAAGAGATAGAAAGATATAATTCAAGAATTGAATTGTTAGAAGGTGTGAGTGGTTCTGACGCATTAACGAACATATCATCTTCTAAAACAAGAAGAGACAACTTAATAGGTGGGTTTGATGACTTTGAATATTGGATGTACTATAACAATGATTCATCATTATATTCACATTACTCATCATCAGCATTTACAATTGAACCATACCCTAAAGTAACTCGTGTTCCACACACACTATACGACTTTACTTCAAGTAATGCTACTGATTGGTACAACTCAGTAATAGATAGCGCATCTGTATATGATGCTCAGAATCCAAATAGATTACGAAATATAATTCCAGTTAGCATCCAAGAAGGTGAAACTAATTCAGAATATGTAACATTCGTAGATATGTTGGGTCAACATTTTGATATTTCTTGGAATTATATTAAGTCTATTATATCAATAAACCAGCGAGAAGAACATCCATTAGATGGTGTATCAAATGGGTTGTTAGAAGTTATAGCAAACTCAATGGGCTGGAAATTATATAATGGGTATTCCGACACTTCATTGTGGCAATATGAATTTGGAGTTAATTCAGATGGTAGCCCAATCCAATCGGGCTCATTATATTCTAAGTCAACTAAATTGATTGTAGAAGAAACTTGGAGACGGTTGGTAAATAACCTACCAGATATCTACAAATCAAAAGGTACGGCTCGTTCGTTTAAAACATTACTATCATCATATGGTATACCACAAGCATTTTTAAAACTAAGAGAGTATGGTGGGCCAAGAATTCAAGATGACAAAAACCAATATGAACACGAGAGATTTGTATACAAATTACAAGCATCTCCATCAAAGTATATATCAAATCCTTGGGATGATATCCAATCTGATAGGCCGGATTCAATTGAGGTTATAGGTAAATTACCTAAACAAAACTACCACATCCTACGATTGAACAGTACGGGTGGTAACATTGATTGTTATTGGGATTATGACTCAGATGAACAAACCGCAAGGATTAGAGCTACTTGGCCTAATGGTGCTATAAGTTCAAGTTATGTACCCTATGTGAATCGTAGAGAAGTTGTATTTACATTAAATTCATCATCTATTGATATTAGGGCTGCTTGGGTTGATGATTGGGGAAATGTATTAGCAAATCCAACCGCATCTAAAACGGGAACTGATTCTGACTTTGAAGGGGTTTGGTCTGCTGTTGGTACGGTAAGAGTTCCAGGACCAACGACTGATTTGAACGTAAACTCTTATGAAACTGCAAGTATTCAAGAGATTAGATATTATCGTGATGGTATTACAAATGAAATTGTAGAAGCTCACGCTAAAAATAGAGAAGCATACTTTAGTGATGATAACACTACGGATTTAGATATTGACACATCATACGATAAGTTAATGTACCGAATATTTCCCGATAGTAGTTTTACCACCAATACATCCTCTATAAGTTCTATCCACCCAAATCAGAAATTTACATCATCTGATAGTGGGTTAGTGTTATCAGCATCATTGGTAAATATGAAACCATTGGATTTAGTTGGAGAAGTAGATACTCAATTTGTAACAATTCCATCAGCGGGTGCACTAAACTTATCAAATAAAAAAGTTAGAGTGGAGTCCTCTTCTCTTAGAGGGCCGTTACAAGTTGATAAGTCTAATGAGTTAAGTCAATACGACTTTGCTAGTACTGACTCAAATTTACTTGGGACATATTTCTCAACAACCGATACTGTTAATTTTGATATTTACGCATCCGAAGGTTACTTTGAGATAGATGACCTAATTGGTGATACTGATGTCAGAAACAACGATGGGTACGATGACTTGGATTACAGAGCTAGAAACTACTTCCAAAAGTATACATCAGCTACCGCATTAGGATTAATACTTGATATTTTATCAAGATATGATATGTCAATATTTGATTCAATGAAACAACTTTTACCAGCTCGTGTAGATTGGCATAAAGGTATTTTAATTGAACCACATATATTTGAAAGAAACAATTATAAGAGACCTGAGGGTATTTCTTACACTAAACACGCATATGAAAATGATGACTCTCCAATTGGAATTGTTAGTATTATCACAGGGTCATATGATGTATATACAAGTAGCATCGCTTCAACTCCATTCAATGCCTCTATTTACAAATACGAGGACATTCAAAGATTAAGTTCTTCAGGTGAATACTTTAGTGACACAAACCCATATTGGGAATACTCACCAACTGGGTCTACTATATTAAAAGCAAGACCTTCTTTAGTTTATACTGAGTTAGAATTTTTCTACTCTACTGAAGAAAGTGCATCTAAAGGTGTTGACTTTGCAAACTCATCATCGTATGTTTATGCGGAAGTACAAGATACACGTTTGTCGTTGGCTATGGAGAACCTTCTATATAATGGGTGTAAAGTTACAAGTGATTCACTAACAACGGATTCATTGGACACACCCGATGGTGAACCTGTAATTGTAGTAACAGCAGTTGACCCAAATACCTTAATATACAGTACTACTGGCGTTGGAGTTGGTTCTGGTAGAGGTGCTGGCTCTGGTAGGGGGAGTGGTAAACCACCAAAAACAATAGAGCAAGTTAAGAAAGTTCCTGTTGAAGACTTAGTTGCTGTACAACAATATATCAAAACAAACGAACGTACCGATACGGTAAATAAAGGAACTGATATAGCGTCACTACGAGATATACTTCAACCAAGACCAATACTTGCTAAGAAGGTGAATATACGACCATTAGCACGACCTGCTACTAAACAATCTATACAAATTGGATTGGGAAGTAATTCATCACCAACACAACAAGTTAGTATTATCCCAAGCGCTCTGAACGCTGCAATTGATAGAGGTCTTAGAAATAGAAGACGCAGACAATATAGGGATAGACTCTAAAATGATTTAAAAATAAAAAAAACTATATTTATATAAAGTAAAACTAAACAAGGAAAAACAATTATGGGATTTTTAGACAATTCATCTGTAACAGTTGACGCTATCCTTACCAAGAGGGGAAGAGAGTTACTCGCGGAAGGTAGAGACAAATTTCAAATTACCCAATTCGCGTTAGCGGATGATGAGGTTGACTACGACCTTTGGAATCCTGCACATTCATTGGGTTCGGATTATTATGGTATCATCATTGAGAATATGCCAATCTTGGAGGCAATTACGGATGAAAATTACCTAATGAAATATAAATTATTATCATTACCGAAATCAACGGTAAAGTTACCATTTATAGAACTATCAACATCAACCATTTCTTCAGCGGAAGAAGGTACTCCAACTACAATTAACGTAACTACCAAAAATGGTGGTAATGGTCAATTGGGTTACACTGCTATTTTACTTAATAGTGATGTAGGTACTATAACAGGTAATGCTGGTGTTCCTGGTTCAACTACACCGATTATAAATGTAAACTCATTCGCAAGAAATAAAGCGGTAGCTGTTACTGGTTTAAATCAGTTTACATTTATACCAACAAACAACTTACCAACAAACGTAACTACCTCAACAAGAATTATTATTGTTGGTAACGAGACTGGTGGTAGAAGTGAGATTGACATAACATTAACACCAAAGATTAACGAATAAGGAAATAGATTATGCCATTTTATAGTAGAAATAATTATTTTGGTGGAGCTTCTGTAAACAGCTTTACTAGCGGCGCTGAATCTATTGGAGGATTTGGTGGAGGTAGAAATGTTCTATCACAAAATCTTGGTGATGTAGGTGGCGCGGTCGTAAGACCATCTGTTCTATCAAACCCATCTTCAGGTGCTGGCTCAGGCGCCGGTTCAGGTCCAAAAAATGTTGATGATATTGTTTTAGATGATATCGCAACTGATGACACTCCAGTAATCCCTGCAGGCGCATACGATTATGGTAGTGGTAAAGTATACACCGCATTTACAAACGAGGATGTTGTAGAAGGTGGTACTAAAAGAGTAACACGCGGACTATGGTCGGGTGGAAGTGGTGAGTTAGATGTTTTCCACACATCATCATATCAGTCAGCTACTCAAAAAGCATATTACTACGAAATCTATAATGGTGACCCAACAGTATCAACAAACGAACCTCAGTTCTCAGTAGCATATGGTCACTACGCTGGTAGTGGTTCTGCTGGAACTAATGAAGACTCACCATCATCTGCTATTTACTCACAAATGCAACAAGTGTTGTTACCATCAAATCAAAAATTCTTTAGATGGAATAATGTAAACCAAGATGATGTTTATGTAATTGCTGTAAATAGAGCAAGAATTAAAGATAGATTAGACCCTGGAAATTGGGAATTGGTACTATCGGGTTCAAGTGGTGAAACTCTTAGATTGATTGATAATAGTGGAGACGCTAATCAGAGTGGAAACGCAAGACAAACTAAATATAGTGTTGTTTCTGGTTCTATTTTAAATGGTGTTCAAAACGAAGATGAAGTATTTGGTGAAGTATATCCACAACAAGGTATCATTATCTTAGGAGCTACTGCACTTGATGATTCTGCATCTTTCGGAACTTTAAGAACTGTGGCTGATAACCAAAACCACAACAAGTTGTTCTTGGCTATTAGTGGAGCTGCATACGAAGATTCTGATAATGGATTCCAAGCAAGAAGTGAAGAAGAAGTAAAATCAACATTCTTCTTTGTAAGAGCTAAAAACGCTGAATATAACTTTAGTAACAATCCAACATACGTTTCTGGTTCTGAAGGAAGGTTAGCACAAAATACATTTATTGGTGACCCTAAAACATACATTACATCAGTTGGTCTATACAATAACGATAACGAGTTATTGGCTATCGCTAAATTATCACAACCAATTTTGAAATCATTCTCAAACGAGGTATTGGTAAAAGTTAAATTAGACTTCTAAAAGATGAAGTATGGCAAATGTATTCAAAAGGATATTCAATGAAGGGATAACATCATATCCCTATAAGGCTCATAAAAACTATGAAGTCACGGATGTTAATTATTCATCTTCATTTGAAATATCTATTTTAAGGGGTGTATCTAATAATGGTGTACTTACTGAGATTTCTACATCCAAACATCAAGGTGTTACTTATGACACGAACCTAATTACGGGTTCTGGTGCTATTAGTACAGAATTAAATAAAATACCACAACAAGTTGTTTGGAGTAGTGTTAATTCAACATACTTTAAAAACTCAAGTAGAACTCTACACCCAACTGCTTCAATTGTATCAATTCCACAAAACAAATTTGGAAATGGTATTAAACCAAATTCAGTTACTGTTACTGATAACTCACACGATTTTGCAACACTCACCTTAACTGAATCTAAGGTTACAGAAGAGTATGGTGTTTTATATGATGATGATATTGACCACACTACATTTGTAGATGATAAGTATTCAAAGTTTTACTTAGGATTCCAAAACGGGTCATATGGTAAATATTGGAAATACAAAACAGATGATTCACCACAACAAAATATTGTATACGCTAAAAACTTAGAAGTAGTTAGTGGTATTGATACTACTGGTGAAGTTACATCAAGTGGATTTGCCGTAACCTCACAAGTATCTTCATCGTTGTACTCTGAGTATAATGAAACTCGTTTCGGATTTTTAAATCAAGGATTTGATTTTTCATTATCGTTTTGGGTTAATCTACCAACAAGTCAATCGTACTTGGATACCACTTCTAATAATTTGATACAACAAAGACACCAAAAAGTCAACCCATACTTGTACTCAGATGATAAAAAATACATTGATGTCAGTCAATCAGACCCATCGTACCCATTCTCAATTAGAGTATTCAATCAGTCAGCTGGCGCTGATTCTGGTAAATTAGTATTTGATTTTAATGATGGGCCTTCTGATAAGATAAAAACCATAAAGAGTTCAACTACTATAAATGATAACTCTTGGCATCATATTATACTGAATCATACCACGACAAATACTACGGGTAGTTATGAATTATTTTTAGATGGTACATCCGTTGGTACACAATCCACCGATAGACAATTCTCTAATAATTCTGATATTACAATTATGTGTAATAACTCAGTAAATTATACAGGCACAAGTGGGTCAATTGATGAGGTACGAATTTACAACACCACTTTAAGTTCTGATAATATAGATTCATTAAACAACAATCATATATTTAGTGGGTCTGCATATCAAACACGAGATGTTGGGTACGTTTTTTATAGAACAGGATTGATAGTAGTATCTGACCCAAGACCTAAATATCAAAATTGTTTCTTAGGAGATGGGGATTGGGATTATACAAATAGAGATTTTGAATTTAAATACAAATCAACAAAAGATATAGAGCAAAATTCTTACTTATGTGAAATAGGTAGAAATGAATTCAATGTTTCAGCAAATAACACTTTAAGGAAAAGTGGAGATGAAACCAACAATCAGTTAAAAGATTTTGTAACAGGTTCTAATTTTAGACCATACATCACTCAAGTTGGATTATACAACGATACGGGAGACTTACTTGCAATCGCTAAATTAGGTTCACCTCTGAAGAAAAGACAAGATGTTGATGTTACAATTGATGTACGATTGGATTTTGAATAGTATGTTACCTTCTTGGCCTCAATACTACCAAACCAATAAAGACACTATGTCTATGAATGAAATGGTGCGTCAATATAATTTTATGATGGACTTGGAATATATGGCAGACACTTCTACAAGTGAATCTGAAGTAGTAGAACCAACTAATTTTTTATTACAAGAAAATGGTGACTACTTATTACAAGAAAATGGTGATAGGATAATACTATAATGGCTGATAAAAAAATATCTCAATTAAATAGATTAACAACTCCACTACTTGGAGATGCATTTG